TGGTGATGCCATGCCAGTTGATTTCTTTCTTAGGGTAGATGCCGCAAATAATATCTTTGTCAGCGTCTAGCATAGGAAAGACATCAGCAGGATTAAAGCGTATGTCAGCGTCAATAAAGAACAAGTGAGTGCAGTCAGTCTTTAGGAACTGGTGAACCAATGCGTTACGTCCTCTGGTAATCAGACTTTCGTTGAACATAAAACTCATCATGGTGGTGATCTCTTTGTCACGCATCATGTTGTTTAGTTGCAATAAAGACTGAGCATAGAAGCCAAAACATTGACCGCCATACATAGGTGTTGCGATAAATACTTTCATATTGTCATCCTATAAAACCACTTGTCATTACGCCGCTGACAGTCGATCTGATAACCGTTCTGCCGCAACTCCGAGATGATGCTATTGACTGCACAAACACCTGCTCTCTGGATGATCTCCAGAGTAGTAAACTCACCACCGCCCGACAGCAACTTAAACACGCGCTGCAAGCGATCAGACTTAGTTAGGTTCGCTGCGTTCATGAAATATCCTCCACTCTAATAACGTATCTGCCTTTGACATTCTTGCGCCAGCCATGACATTCAACTCGAATACCGGCATCTCTGACCAGCGCAATCGTGGGTGATTCTTGAATTTTCTTGATCCTCTCTGCGACACCCGTGCTAGTCACCTGAACGGCTAAGACTTCGTTCTTGCGAATAGCCAGGATGTCGCACCATCCCCAAAGGTCTTGACGTATCTTTGACCAAGGATTCCATTTCTCTACTATCGCGCAGAAGTAGCCTTGATCTCGCAGATACTCAAGACTGCGTTGGGTTGGTGTTTTAGAGGAAGCCATCAGAACGGTACTTCGTCATCCTTGAATGGGTCATACTCCCGAGGCTTCTTGAGCGTAGCCTGTGGCGCTTCCATTGGTGGCTTGCGGTAATTAGGATCGGGTGTCCAGTTGTCTTGCGCTAGGCTAATCAGTTCACCAATTCTGGTGGCTTTTTTCCAGGCGGCAATTTTGACCTGCTCACCCGCCTTAACATCTCGGTCTACAGTGAGTACGCCTTTGTAGTCAGGCTGTGCCGATCCTGGCGCTTTCTTATCGTTCTGAAAGAGTACGCCCTTGCCTGGTTCTGATTGATGCTGTTTCATGCTGATGCCTCCAGTGTATTTACCGCTGCCAACACCTTGGTTCGTGCTGTGGGTGTCATTGTTTCAATAACCTGCTGATTGGATTGTTTGAAAGCTTTAAGCTTCTCTAGCTTCTGCTTGTCATCAAGCTTTCCTGCTTTTACCTTTGAAATCATCTGGTAAAAGATACTCTCCCAATCTTCTAAACTCACCGCTGTATCGTATGGTTCCTCTTGACCTGGAATGTACAGAGGCAAAAAATCCTCACCTACGGCCTTAGCTGACTTAATCTCGTCAACGATGTCTGCCGCACCCATGTCTTTGATCTCTGGTGCAGCAGTCTTTGCCGGTTTATCGTCAAAGTCCTGGACTTCCTCCACTGAGTAGGTTCCAACCACACAGCCTGGATACACTGCTCTGATTCCTTCTGAGATGCAGCGCGATCTAAGCATTGCGCGAGGATACTTATGCCATCCCGAACTAGGCTTAACCAATCCAATATGCTTTGCCTGATCGAGAGTCCAAGTAACAGTAATAGACCCGCCACTAGGATGACTAAAAATTCCAGAAACTCGTTCATCTGTGTAGTCCTCCCATTGCACCTTGCCGCCTGAGTTTTGGAAACGTGCCAGCATTGCGTCAGCTTTGAGTGCTGGTCTGCCCTGAATAATGTGATAGTCACGCGCAGCTATTGCAGGGTGCTGGCCTTCGGCCTGAGCGATTAACATCAACGCCATTGCTTCGTCTGCGGTCTTGACACCAAATAGACCGGACTTAGCAACAGCTAATGCCATACGTTCTATGTCTTGCACTGGTACTAAGTTACTCATTTCTCATCTCCTATTTCAAAAGGAATCTACGACTACCTGGCGTTTCCACAACAAACTTTTCATAGATGTCCGGCATAGCTTGCTGGAATAGCTTTGCGTCAAACTTGCTGGAAGACTTAGCGGTGCGCCAGGTTGCTAGGGTTCTGCCGCCTAAGTCTGTCAGGGTTGACTTGTCTGCCATGTAGCCCCTGATAGCGACTTCTAATGCTTCTGACTGATCCTCTAGTTCCTTGATCTTGGCCTTGTATGCCTTGAGTGCTTCACAGGCTTTCTCGACAGCGCCGGACGCGACGATGGTGGCTTCTGTGGACTCTGGATAGATAAGCTTCACGCTGTCGAGAGAATCAGGTTCTGGCAGGGTGTTGGTGGCTACCATGCCCCAAAGTTTTGCCATTTGTCGGATCAGGTCTTCTTTCATCTCTGGCGTGATGTTGAAGTGATAGGTACGGAATGCCTGCCCCCCAAACAAGACCGCAAGGTAAATCTCATCCACGTTATGGCAGGCCGCTTCGTGGACAAGTTGCGCCATATCAGCAGCAGGAACCACACCTGTTTCTTCGTCGAACTTAGACATAACGCTAGCGTTGTAATTTTTGCATTCAACGAGCGTGCGTCCATCTGCACTGATGTAATCAAAGTGAGAGCGCATCCACGTTTCAACCGGATGTGAAAGTGCATAGTCTGCGTCCTTGAGTTCGATCTTGTGCTTATCCTGGAATAGTCTGGCAATGGTAGGCTCCATCACTTTGCCCATCTGGACAGCTTCAATGTTGCTCAGATCAGGCGCTTCCTTCTTGCCTAGCTTTTCTAGGATCACGTCAGCAGCGCGACCATTAGCAGCTTTACGGCTGTCACCTGACCACCAGGCAGAGCGCCGAATCTCTGGCGCGAAATCATCTTGATTAGGACTTGTCATTGAGTTTCCCCTTTTGTAACTTCTAAGTATTGACGGATAGCAATTTGAACTGCTTGCTCGAAAGATATGTTTAGCAACATTGCGCGACAGGCAATCTCACAAGTGAGCGACCAGGGTAGCTTGGCTATTTCATTGGTCATGGCGCACCCCTTTCGCGGATAGCAAAAGCGCACTGTTTGGCGGTCAGGTCAGCACGTCCTGGATGCTCGATAACCAGGTTTTCACACACTTTCGCACATGCCTCACGCTCTGCTGCTGCGACTAGGTTGGCAAACCGTTCGACTTCATCCCAATACCAGTCAACACCGCCATCCCATGCTGGTTCACCGTTAGCTTCCCTCGCCATGCGGATAATGTCATCTTTAGTCATGGCATCCCCTTAGAACGGACAGTCACGCATAGCTTCCTCGAACTCCTGGCGCTTCTTTTCGCGTTCAATAGACATTTCTTCATTCAGGACAAAGAAACGCGCAGACTGACCGCAGTCACCAAGCCGGTAGGACTGACGTTGAGCAAAGCAATAGGGGTAATCTTCCTTGCCAGTTACCATGCTGACTTCGGTAACTTCTGGATTGATACAGCGGTCTTTCTGACCGTGTGGGTTGCCGTAGAACGCGCAGTCTACGCACAACTTAATGTCTTTCAGGTACGTCATAACTAATCTCCTAGAAGGTCTAATCGCTGTGCAAAATTGCACAACCGGACATTACAGTAACACAAATAACTTTAACAATGAGTAATTTCTATCGTTTCCTTTCATTCAATAGCCTGTGGATAAAGCTGTTGATAACTGTGTGGATAACTACCTGGCATGATTCTTGGTTATATAGAATATAGTACTGTTCTACATTAGTACTACTACATTACTAGTTCCTTAATACTACTGTCGTAGTATTATCGACAATGGTTATATTTCTTAAAAAATATGTATATGGGAAAACCCGATTTGCTTAAAAATTAAGCAGGGGTTATTTTCCGAATGTGGGGCGTTTGGGTTTTGGGGTTTTGAATCCCATTGCTTTGAACCGTTCTCTGATATCGGTTCCTGGTGGAGTCCACCGAAATTTGTTGTCCAAAATGGTTAGCGGTTCTGATGACTCAGGCTTAGGCGCGGGGGCGCGCGCGGGAGAATTTTTGACTAATGCCAGTTTCTTAGCTGGTGACATGGGTTACTCCTGTTTAAGAATGCCTCTAGCAAGCGATTTAAGGCACCTGGGAGGCGTTAAAAAGAAATAAGGCTACCACGACATGGGTTAACCCCATTGACGCGCCATAGCCTCTGCAATTCCTAAGTAAGTTGTTGAACGAATTTTCCAGCGGTCTTTGCTTGGTGGCAATTTGTTTTGACCGGAATCTGTCTGATTACCCCAACGCGGTTTACCGTCGATCATGCGCGGGAGAATTTCTTGCGTTGGCTGCAACAGCGGTAGGTTTTTGAGCCAGAGGCAAGTTGCCTTACTTGCATCATGTCCGAATTGGTAGGGTTGGACAGTTTGATCTGGTTTCCTGATTTGCGTTGAAATTGCTCCTATAGGGTTCTCTAAGGCAATTTTAGGAATAGGTGCGTCAAGTAGCAGTCGAACGAATTCGAGGGCTTGTAGAGTCATCTCAGCCCGTTCTGGACGTCTTTTATTCCAATGAAGACCGGATGAGCAGAGATAGGTGCATGGGGGATGAGCAATCATCAAATCCCAACCATCAGTCAGAACATCTCTGATGTCTCCTTGATAATGCAAACCTGGTTGTTCAGTTGGCAACAGATCGCATGACATGGCGTAATGTCCAGCACGGACAAAAGCATCTCTGACCGTGCCGGAATACTCGCAAGCAACAAGGACTCTCATTCGATTCGCAAGACGTAATGCTCTTGCGTTACTGCGGTCAAGTCTGCCGACTCGCCAATGTGAATATTTGCAAGGATTTCTATGT